GCCATCGGCCGCTAATATAGCCAGCACCGTATCCACGCCGTTTTCACGCCACGTGCGAACCTGGCGGATGTTACCCCGGAAGATAAGCCCGGAATTGCCAACATATCCGGCGGACAAAAGCACTTGCGTAAATTCGCGTTGTATCCTGCTGGCCGTGGCTTCTGACAGGTTATAAACGTTTATTTCCGCGCTATTTGGCGTTTCCATGTCGCCTTTCTTGGTCTTGAACGTGATGCGCAGTTCGGACAGATCCAGCCCGCTACCGGAGTTGCTCCCCACAACCAGTGAGCAGGCCCGTAGCCAACACCTCCCCTCTTCGTCTTTGTTCTTGGCGCTCATGCGTCCTCCGTTTCAAAAATAAGCAGTACGGTATCGCCCAAATTATCCAGTGTGGGCGGCATATCTCCGGAGATGTACAATGCGCCGCCCAGCTCAAGATAGGCATAGGGGGCCAAAAGGTCGCAGCCAGCTACCAGGGGAATGCCGCAAATCAGGGGGATGGTGTCGTCAGGTTGATCAAGAATATCCAGCATCCAGCCGCCGGGGACATCCGCTGCCGGGCTTTCGGCCCAGCGCAGCACCAGGCGCAGGAAGCGTCCGGCCAGACTGATACCAAAGGCTTGCGGTTCAGGAGTGAGGGGTATTTCGTACAGTGCCATAAGGGCACTGTACTGAATGGATATGGTAAGTGGACACCCCGAACTTGTTCGGGGTAACAACTGCTTGAATATTACTGTGATACTTATTGGGGAAAGATTATGCACTTACGGGCTTTGATCTTTTGGCTAGTTCTGGTCATGCCAGCAAGCGCAATTGCCTGGCCTGGTGAAGTGTTGACGGTCCATGACGGCGATACCGTGCGCGTGCAATCGGCAGAAGGTGAGGCCGTGTCAATTCGCGTGTATGGCGTGGATTGCCCGGAACTTGGGCAGCCTTACGGCGCAGAGGCCCGCGATATGACAACCAAGCTACTTAGTGGGCGGCGGGTGGAGATCATCCCGGCCCAAGCGCGCAAGTCCTACAAGCGTGAGGTCGCGGTAGTTTTGCTGGCTAATGGGTCAACGCTGGAAGATGCACTCGTAAACGCTGGCATGGCGCGGGTGGATGGCCGTTACTGCAAACGGCCAGAGTGCGACAACTGGCGGCAGCATCAGGCAAATGCCAAGGCTGCAAAACGTGGCCTCTGGTCTGCGGATAACCCGATACCCCCCTGGACATGGAGACGATTGCAGCGTAACCAGAAAGTGCATATATATTTTCAGTAAGGCTAAATACCCTAGGGAGGAAGGATGTTCTGCAAAAATTGTGGAAAGGAAATTTCCGACGAGGCTCATGCCTGCCCTGGCTGTGGGCAACCAGTAGTAGCGGTCAATGTTAGCCCCAAAAGCAAGGTGGCTGGGATCCTTTTGTGTTTTTTCCTCGGAGTACTCGGAGTGCATCGGTTCTACGTAGGAAAAATTGGCACAGGGGTTGTGCAGCTGCTTACATTGGGGGGATTGGGCATCTGGGCGCTTATTGACTTGGTAATGCTGATTTGCGGTAAATTTACTGACGGCCAGGGAAAACTCCTCGCCAATTAAGATCAAAACGCAACACCTCATGGATATGGGGTGTTGCGTTTAATTCTTTCCAAACGGGCTGTTAATTTGCAGCGCCGCCGGGGCGAGTGTAGCCGCCGCTGCCAGCACTGGCATTTAAAATACTATTGGGCTGTTTCTGTCCTTTATCGCTCACGCCGCCCGTTTTGGCGGCGTTTTTGTGTCTGCTGCGCGGCGGCACACTGGCGGTTTGCGTACGCACAATAATGACCTCCTTGCAATTGGCGGTCACAAGCAGGGCTTTTTCGGTTGCCTTATCAGTAGTGCAGCTCACGCCTTCCACCAGCATGTTGTCGTACAGGCGTTTGCCGGTAACGATGCTGATTGGTTCGCGCTTGCGCATCAGGTCCAGCAGCTTGTCGTACATCTCCCGCGCCTTACCCTCTCCGGCCGTGTCTGACACGCCCGCGCGTATGGTAACAGTGGCTGGCATAACATAGGCGTGGTCGTTGATCTTTGCGCCTTGCTCCACAGGGTGCTCGGTGATCGTCAGCTTATCTTCGTGCTGCTCCTCCACGACCACCGCAAATTGCAAGCCGCCCAGGTTGCGCCCGGTAATGACAGTGCCATTAGTGCTCATCGGGTTGCCCCCTGCATGTGCCGCGCCATATCGGCAGCGGCCCTGTCCTGGTTGCCCGCCACCAGTCCCGCAACCTGCTCAGGGCTTTGCGCGCCATTAAGGGTAATTTCCGTTTTTGATTCTACTTTAACCTCGCGGGATGTATGGCTGGCTGCCATAGCTGGTATGGGCTGCGGTTTCAGCGCCGGTCCGTCTGGCGGCGGGGTTACATTGGCGTTTACGGCCAGTCCCATTTTTTCCTTCACAAAGTCGGGCAACCAATCCGTCATGCCGGAAAGTTTTTCCTTTAACCAATCCAAAGCAGGCGCGAAAAAGTTCTTTATTGCAGCAGCGGCTTTTTCTGCCCAGGCTGCGAAGTCTGGAAATTTCTCACGAATGAGGTCCCAGTTTTCCCAGATCATGGCGGCGGCTGTTATGATCAACCCCAAGGGGTTGGCCTTAACCAGACCAAACAAAACACGGAAGGCCATACCCACACCGCCGACAGCGCCCTTGAGGAGCATCATCACGGCCTTTAACCCCATGGCTATTGCAACACCTTCAGCGAATCCAGTGAGGAGCTTTTCATGCTCGCGGAAAAAGTTGGTTACGCTGTCGATGGCGTTGCCGATTGCGGTACGCACACCCTCAATGCTTTTTTCCCATGGCCCCCAGTCAAAATAGCTGCGCCCGCCCTCCATGTATGTTTGGTAATCATCAATCAACCCAACTATGGCGGCCAGGCCGGCCACAATCATGCCCAGCGGCGTGGCCAGAAAACCGGCGTTCAAAAACTTCCAGGCGGCAGCAAACAGCACCAGACCCTGGATAATCTTTTTTTGTCCGCCATCAAGCTTATCGTACCAGCCTACAAGGGCAGATGCCCATATGACCATGCGGCGCACAAAGGCACCGATGGCCCCTGCAATGCGGAAGACAACGCCGATCACGGTTTCAAAGATGGCCTTGATCTTGCCGAAATTTTCCATGATGACGCGGCGCAAATTTTCCACATCACCGCGCAGCTGGCCCAAAAACACGCCGCCCACGGCCTTGACTAACAGGCCGCTCATGGTGTGCAGCTTGTTCAGCTCGGCGAGAAAGCCTCGGCTGTCTTCCGCAGCCTTGGCGGCATCGCGACCGGCCACGTCGTACATGGCCGCAAATTCGTTTTTGAGGCCGCTAACGTCCCGCGTCAGCATCGGTACCAAAGTGGGGTCAATGCCCATCTGTTTGGCGTATAGCTTGGCGGCCTGGTCGCTCATGCCGCGCATGTTGTTGCCCACGCGCTCTAGGAGCACGCTGGTATCTTTGATGTAGGGGTATTTTTCTTTCAGACCGCCCAGGGCTGCGGCCACGGCCTCAGAGCTGCTGCCGGTCTGTTCGGCCACATAGCCCAACTCTTCCAGCTTCTGTATGGGCACACCCAAGGCGTCCGCCTGCTTGGCCAGTGCAACCTCGCCCTGGGCAATACGCATGATGCCCGCAAAGGCTGCACCAGCTGCAAGCGTGATACCAGCCGCAAAGCCTGTAACCTTGGCCAGAGCGCCTTTCAGGCTGGCCTCGTCAGCCTGAAAGCCCACAGAGGCCAAAAACTCAGCGATGGTTACGGCCATCAGGCATCCTTATTCTTGAGCGCCGCCAGGTAACGGCGCTCGTTTTCATCTTGCACATTGCATGCGTCATTCATCAGGGCCACGTCTGCCAGGTCCAGGGTACAATCCTTGAGGCTCTCATACCGGCACATGCCTCGCAACACGGGCCGCAACAGCCAGTCCTCGCCGCCCGGCAGGCATACCCAGTCAACGTCTACGTCGTCTTCGGTTCCTGTCCCGGCGCTTGCAACGCCGGGAGTGCGCGAAAAAAAGTGGTCAGGTTATCCTTCAGCACGTGGGCCGTCAGACTTAGCATAGTCAACAGATCCATGTCCGGGTACATGAGTTGCCCCTTGCTGCGCACGGGTGCCCAGCCGCCGCCAGCCTGGCGCATATCCACAACGTCCAGAGCGGCATTGCACACATATTCCAGGCTTTCATCCGGCAGCTCGCCGATGACCACGCCCAGAGGACCAAGCACGTCTGCCAGCTTGGCATCCTTATTGTCTGCGGCGGCAAGTACGCCTTGCAATTTGCCAAGCACCGGGGCGGCGCGCTTAAGCACATACATCTGCGCAAAGGCGTTCAACT